CAGTAGCACCGAGCGCGGGCGGCGGGTAACGAGGTTCCGGAAATTGGTCGGTCGGCGGCTGCCGTGACACTGGGTTCCGGAAAAAACTGGGTCGCGTCATTAGGCTCTTAGTCGGTGCTTAGGACCGGACAGGGCCGGCCTGCCAGACCACCTGGCCGACGATGCGCAGCGGGCTTCGTTCGTCGGGGCGCACCACCTCCGCTTCGTAGCTCGGATTGTCGGATTTCACTACCAGGCTGCCGTCCAGCCGCACCTGGATGCGCTTCACCAACAGCGCGCCGTTGACCTGCAGGACATAGACCCGGCTGCTCTGGATGTCGCGAATGCTGGTGTCGACCAGCAGGATGTCCCCATCGCGGATGGTGGGGTCCATGCTGTCGCCCGTCGCCTCCAGAAGGGCCAGGTTCTGCGGCCGGCGATGGAGGGTGTTGCGCACCCAATCTTCGCTGAAGGCCAGGAAATCCACCACCTTGTCGCTGTCCAGGCCCAATCCCGGTCCTGCCGATGCACGTGCTTCGACGCGTGGCAGCAGGACATAGCCCGGCGGGGCGACACCGGGCCGCCCCATGGTGACCAGCTGCTGGTGAAGGCCGGGTTCACGGGTGTCGTCGCCGGCGAGTTCGTCACCTGCCTGCATGAGACCCGCTTCGGATGGGTGCATCGGACCTTGGCCCGTGGCCAGCCATTCGAGGCGGACGCCCGTGGCAGACGCCAGCCTTGTGGCATTGCTGAACTTCATCTCACCGCCGGTTAGGTACCCCTGAAGGGTCGTCACCGGGACGCCGGCGCGCTTGGCGACAGCCGTGGGTCCGCCGCCGACCCGGACCGCTTCCCGAAGCCGAGCAGACGGATTTTCGATGCCAGAGTTCATGCCGAATAGACTGACCGGGTCGTCAGCGTTCGCAGAGCGAAGCAAGAGTACCGATATTTCAGTGCGTTAGCCGCCATAGACACTTGATTTTCGTCCCTCTGATGTCTGACGACGATTTCTCGTTGCCATAGACAACGAAAAGCCGATAAACTCCGCCACGAAATCTCGCCTTGTTCGACCGGCGAGATCCGGAGCGATCTCAGGATGGCGAAGCGCCGCAACGACCGAGGCTGGCATCGCGAGCGCATCAAGGCGGAGCTGCGTATGCAGTTCGGCCCGATCACCGCCCTGTCCGTGGCCTGGGGCTACGGCCCGTCCGCCATCACCAGCACCCTCCTTCGACCTGACTTCTCTCCCGCTATCGAGCGCCGCATCGCCGAAGCGCTAGGCGAGGCCCCTTGCGCGCTTTGGCCCGAGCGGTGGACCGAAGACGGCACGCCCCGGCCGCGCCTGATCCACGCCGAGCACCCTAGCGTGGCGATCCCCACCCCGCACCGTCAGAAATCGGAGGCCGCGTGAACACGCCTGTCCTGTCCATCCCGCTCGACCTGATCGAGGTCGGCGAACGCCTGCGCGCGGTCGATGCCGACTATGTCGCCCTGATCGCCGAAAGCCTGGCCGAGCGGGGCCTCGACACCCCGATCATCATCACCGGCCCGGGGGCGGATGGGCGGCATCGCCTGATCGCCGGCGGCCACCGTGTCGCCGCCGCCAAGGCCGCAGGCTGGACCGAGATCGCCGCCAAGGTGGTCGAGGTCACCGAGCTCGAAGCCAAGCTGATCGAGATCGACGAGAACCTGGTGCGTCGGGAGCTGTCGGCACTCGATCGGGCGGTCTTCCTGGCCGAACGCAAGAGCATCTACGAGGCGCTGCACCCGCAGACGGCACACGGCAAAGCCAAGAAAAACAAGGGCTCGGAAAAGACGACAAGCTTGTCGTCTTTTGCCGCCAACTTCTCGAAGGCCACCGCCGCGAAGCTGGGCGTCGACGAGCGCACCATCCAGCGCGCCGTCGCCCGCGCCGCCATCCGCCCCGACGTGCGCGCCATGATCGCCAGCCTGCCGGCGGCCGACAGCGGCGCCGAGCTCGACAAGCTCGCCGCCCTGTCGCCGGACCTGCAGCTTGAAGTGGCCCGCCGGCTCGGCGGCGACACGCGGACCATCGCCGCCGCCCTGGTCGCGATCAACGGCGCCCCGCGGAACGACAGCCGCGCGCAGGCCGACAAGCAGTATGCCGCCCTCCTCGGCGCCTGGCGCAAGGCGGGCAAGGCCGCGCGGCGGCGGTTCCTGACCTTCCTGGAGAACGAGGGCGAGGTCGCCCTGCCCGAGACGGAGGAGGCGTGATGCGAACCCTCGGGCGCGCCTGCTTCGGCCTGTTCCTCGCCGCCGCGGTCATCGCGGGGCTGTGGGTCGAGCCCCATGAGATGGCCGCCGGCCTGCTCGGCGCGGCGCAGGCGGTGCGGCCGTGAAGGTCGTCGCCTACCAATTCAGTGGCCCCGAGCTGCCGGCGGCGGGGCTTCAGGAACTTCGAGCGCTGATCGGTCGGCTACTGGAAAGGGGAGCTTCATTTCCAGAAGCACAAGCAGAGCTGCGCCTGTGCGTTGATCGTCTTCGGACAGGCCGCGCGGAATGACCAGGAAGGGCTTGTCCTGCGCGTCGACCATGACGGCGAGCGTTATCGCCTGCTGGTGTCGTTCCAGCAGCACCCGCCATGCGCCGGGTGACAGCTCTGCCCAGCCGGCAGCGCCTGGCCTGTCCTGCAATGCCAGGATCGCCGCGTCCGCCTCAGCTTCGAAAGAGGCGTCATACGGCAGACCCCTGATGGCTGGCAGTCGCGCGCGGAACATGTCGTTGAGCGGCCAGAGAAGCTCGACAAACCGCCAGCCGCTCATCGGCTCCAAGTCGGGATTGATCACGCATTCCTCCATCGGGAGTTTGGCAACACCGATGATGGAAGGGGCGCGCGGGGCGGTCCATTGCCCCGTGCGCCCCAGCTGCCGCGCGGCCGTCACGGCCCCCGACCCCGACACCGACCGCTGCCGCGGCGACGCCTTCCTCCGGGTACTCGGCGGGATTTGCTTCCTGCTGGCGGTCGCCTTCGTCGCCGTCGTCATCGGGAAGGCCACAGGCATCGCATGACGCGAAACCCGGGACAGCCCGACCTGCTCGACTGGCAGCCGCCACAGCCCGTGGCGCGCTTCCCCGAGGAACAGGTGCGCGCTGCTTCCCTGGCTGGGCGCGTGTCCCGCGCCGTCGCCGCCGCGCTGGTGGATGCCGCCGACGACCGCGAGACGATCGCCGCCCGGATGTCGACCTTCCTGGGCGAGCGAGTGCCCCCGTCCATGCTCGACGCCTACGCCAGCCAGGCGCGCGAGGGCCACCGGATCAGCGTGCCGCGCTTCCTCGCGCTGCTGCATGCCACGAAGGACCGCCGCCTGCTGGAACTGCTGGCCGAGCCCATGGGCTGGGCGGTGATCGAACGCCGCCACCTGCCGCTGATCGAAGTCGCGGCCATCCGCGAGCGCGAGGACGAATTGCGCCGCCATCGAGAATTCCTGACGCGCCAGGCGCGCACCGGAGGCGCCCTGTGACGCAGGCCGCCGCTTCATTTGCCCCGGAAATTAACCTTTGGTTCACGGCGGCTGAACTAGCGGCGCTCGATCTGCCGGGGCTGCCGGAAACCGAAAGCGGCGTTATCCGCCTCGCGAAGCGCGAGGAGTGGCAGGTCCCCGCCGCCGAAGGCCGCCTCTGGCGCCGGCGAAAGGGCCGCGGGGGCGGCATCGAATACGCCATCCACGTCCTGCCGTCCTTCACCCGCGCGAAGCTGCTTGCGCGCCTCGCCCTTCCTGCCGTCACTCCGGCCGAAACCCGTGCGAAGGCGGTCAAGCGGCTATCCGAAGAGGCGGCTTGGGCGGCCTATGACCGCGCCATCGACAAGCACAAGAAGGAGGCGGAGCGCCGCGTCCTGGCCCTGCGTGACGTCGATATCCTGGTCGGTGCCGGTCATCCCCGCACGCTTGCAATCATGGAGGTCGCGGCGGCGCGCGGCATCTCTCGAACCCAGATCTATGCCTGGCGGAAGCTGGTCGAGGGTGTCGATCGGCATCACTGGCTTGCCTACCTTCTCCCGCAGTACTGCGGCGTGCGTGGCCCCCGTGCCGCCTGCGATCCCGATGCGTGGGAGTGGCTGCGGTCGCGCTACCTGCGATCGTCTAAGCCCACCGTCGAGAAGTGCCTGCGCGACCTGCAGCAGGTGGCCGCGCAGCGCGGGTGGACGGTTCCGTCCGCACGCCAGCTGCGGCGATGGATCGACGCTCTTGATCCAGTGACCGTTTCCTACCTTCGCGAAGGTCCTGACGCGACCGACCGGATGTTCCCTGCCCAGCGTCGCGACAAGTCGATGCTGCACGCCCTGCAGTGGGTCAACGCCGACGGCCATCGCTTCGACGTGTCGGTGAAATGGCCCGATGGCACCACCGCGCGCCCCATGGTGGTCTTCTTCCAGGACCTGTTCAGCGGAAAGCTGCTGTCCTGGCGCGTCGCCCAGGCCGAGACCGGCGATAGCTTCCGCCTGGCCTTCAGTGACGTGGTGCATCGCTTCGGCATCCCCAATGCCGTCACCATCGACAACACCTTGGCGGCGGCCAACAAGACCATGTCGGGCGGCCTGAAGCGCCGCTTCCGCTTCAAGGTGCGGGAGGAGGAGCCACTCGGCATCTTCGCCAGCCTCGGCGTGCAGGTGCACTGGGCGAAGCCCTTCGCGGGCCAGTCCAAGCCGATCGAGCGCGCCTTCGGCGACCTGGCGCGCGACATCGCCCGCCACCCGGCTTTCGAGGGTGCCTACACGGGCAATAGCACCAGCACCAAGCCGTATGACTACGGCACGAAGGCGGTGCCGCTGGCGCAGTTCCTAAGCGTGCTGGAGGCCGGCATCGCCGAGCACAACGCCCGCCCCGGCCGCACCGCCGCGAATTGCCGCGGCGGGTCCTTCGACACGACTTTCGCCGAAAGCTTCGCCACCGCCCCCGTCACTCGTGCGACCGAGGAGCAGCGCCGCGTCCTCCTTTGCGCCGCCGAGGAGGTGCGCGTGCGTCGCGACGGCACGGTGCACCTGATGGGCAACCGCTACCACCACGATCAACTGGCGAAGAAAATCGGCCAATCTGTCGTCCTGCGCTTCGACCCCGACCATCTGCATGCGCCGGTCCATGTCTACCTGGCCAACGGCGACTTCTTCGTCACCGCCGAATGCTGGGAGGACACCGGCTTCGGCGACACTGAGGCCGCGCGCCGCACCGCGCAGGCGGTCAAGCAGCGCCGCAAGGGCCTGCGTCTCCTGGCCGACGCGGAGGCCCGCATCAGCGCCGAGCAGCTGGCCCGCGACCTGGCGGCCGTGCAGCGCGACGCACCGGAGACGCCCGAACCGCAGGTGGTGCGCGCGCTGTTCCGCGGCGCCACCGCGCTCAAGCCGCGCGCGATCGAAAAGGAGGAGGACGAGACCGACGCGGAGCTGGTGCGCGCCATCCACCACGCCCATGGCCGGCCAAAGCTGAGCCTGGTGCACCCCGAAGAAGACGAGGCCGGCGGGGTCTGATCCACCCCGCCGGCCCCTGGAACCAAGCACAGGAGCACAGACTACATGCCATCCGACATGCCTGAGAAGCCGAAAGCGAACTCGCCGCCGGTGATGACCGACGAGCAGGTCCACGAGATCCGCGAGCAGCTGAAGGCCACCATCGTCACCGAGGACCGGCGCACCACCGACATCGCGCGCGAGAGCGGCATTGCCTATGGCACGCTGTCGGTCTGGCTGTCCGGCAAGTATGCCGGTCGCAACGACCGCGTCGCGCTGTCCGTGCAGCGGTGGTTCGAAACCCGCGAGGCCCGCAAGCAGGTCGAGGCGGCGGTGCCGCAAGGCCCGCGCTTCGTGCGCACGCCCACCGCGGAGAAGGTGGCGGCGCTGCTGCAGCACGCCCAGCACGTTCCGGACATCTGCACCTATGTCGGCGCGCCGGGCATCGGCAAAACATCCGCCGCCTGCGCCTATGCTGGCGCGAACTCCAATGTCTGGAAGATCACGGCGAACCCGTCGCTGGCGACCCCGCGGGACGTGCTGCAGGCGGTCTCGCGCGCGCTCGGCCTGTATGCCGCCAGCGTTCCGGCGAAGATGCAGTACGCGATCGTCGAACGGGTGCGCGGCACCGGCGGGCTGATCATCATCGACGAGGCGCAGCACCTGCGGCCGGAGGCGATCGACCAGCTGCGGTCGATCCACGATGACGCCGACATCGGCCTGGCGCTGATCGGCAACGAGGCGATCTCCAGCCGCCTGGAGGGTGACGGCCGGCGCGAGAAGTTCGCCCAGCTGACCAGCCGCGTGGGCATGCGCAAGACGCAGGCGAAAGCCAGCACCGGCGACGTCGAAGCGATCCTGGACGCCTGGGCAATCGAGGGCGCAACCGAGCGTGCGCTGCTCGCGGCCGTGGCCCGCAAGCCCGGCGCCCTGCGCGTGATGGGCAAGACGCTGCGCGTGGCCTTCATGCTGGCAACGCCGACCGGCGCGCCGGTCGATGCGTCGCACATCCGGAAAGCCTTCAGCCGCGTGAGCACGGACGTGCTGGCACCGGAAACCGGGGAGGCCGCGTGATGGCCTACCGCACCGACAATCCCCTCGACGGCCAGGGCGGGGCGGCGAAGCCCGCGCCGGGACCTTACATGCAGATTCCTGGCATCCCGGGCATCTATGATGCGAACGATCGCCTGATCGCGCACATGACGATCGGCCGGGTTCACGGCGAAGAAGTGCCCAATGACATCAGGCACGATGGCGAGGCGCTCGCCACGATCCGACTGCTGAGCTTCGCCCCGGACATGCAGAGCGAGCTGGCACGCGCCGCCGCGCAGTTCCGCTCCTACGAGCAACAGCATCGCGCGAAAGGCACTCCGGACGCGGACAGCAAGGCTGCGACCAATCGCGATTTCGCTGCCCGGATCGAGGCGCTTCTTGCTCGCGTGGAGGGCCGCTGACATGCCAAAGCGCTCCCCCTTCGCCGAGATCGCCCAGGATCTCGAAGACCTCTCGGCCATCTTCGAACCACGCCAGCAGCATGGCGGCACGATCTCCGCCGGCCAGGCCCGGGCCGTGGTCGAGACGCTGAAGCGCAATGTCGAACGCGCCGAGCTCGGAGAGCGTCAGCGCCTCGCGCTGCTGCGCCTTGCCGGCAATCCGGTTGAGGACGGCATCACCGTGGTCCTCGCGCCCTTCACCGCGATCGAAGGCGGACGCGCATGACGCCCGCCACCGAACGCCTCCGCACCGCCACGCTGGTCGCGCGCGTCGACTATCTGACCGCCGAGGTCGCGCGCCTGAAGGTCAATCAGGGGCATGAGCCGGACGAAATCCCGGTGCCGTCCATCAGGCGCCTGGTCGCCGCCGTGGCGGCGGAATTCGACGTGTCCGAACGCGCGATCCTGTCGCCTCGGCGCGACCCGGCGTTCGTGCTGCCGCGCCAGGTGGTGATGCACCTGGCGGTGACGCAGCTGCTCAAGTCGCTGCCGATCATCGGCCGGTGCCTGCACCGCGACCACACCACGGTGCTGCACGGCAGCCGGAACATCGCCCGGCGCATCGCCGCCGAACCCGACCTTGCCGCGCGCGTAGCGCGCGTGGCCGCCGCCATCGAACCCCGGAAGGAAACCGCCGCATGAACACCACCACGCCCACGGTACCCGAGGGCTTCATGCAGGACGCGGCGGGCCGCCTCGTCCCTGTCGCGAACATTAAGCCCGAGCACCTGCTCGAAGACGAGATGGTGCGCGAGCTCCATGCCCATGCCACGGCGCATCGCGCCGCCCTCGCCGGCTTCAAGGAAGGCGCGTTCTCGAAGGTCCGCGCGTTCATGGAGATCCTCGCGCAGCAGTATGGCAGCGCGCGTGGCGGCGCGAAGGGCAACGTGAAGTTCACGAGCTTCGACGGCACGCTCAGCGTGCAGCTGGCGGTCGGCGAGTACATTAGCTTCGGACCGGAGCTGCAGATCGCGAAGCAGCTCGTCGACGAGTGCCTGCGCAGCTGGACCGAAGGCGCCAACGACAACTTGCGCGCCATCGTCAACGATGCCTTCCAGGTGGACAGGGAGGGCAAGGTCAACCCGGACCGCATCCTGTCGCTCCGGCGGCTGCAGATCCAAGACGAGACCTGGCAGCGAGCCATGACGGCCATCGGCGATGCCGTGCGCACCACGCGGAGCAAAGAATACATCCGCTTCTACGCGCGCGAGGCACCGGAGAAGGACCCTGTCCTCGTCCCGCTCGACATCGCGAAGGTCTAAGCCATGACCTGGGAACCGCTCGGCGCCACGCGCCGCAACATCAACGTGCCCGCCGCCATCGCCACCAGCGCCGGCGAGGGCAGGCTCCCGCCCTTCCTGCACATCACGCTCCGGACGGGGCTGCTGCCCGCGCTGCCATTCATTACACCGCGCGGCAGCTGCCAGGTGCTGTTCGGCCGTGGTGACAATTCAGGTCGCCTTCGCATCGTGGCCGGCGATGCGTCCATCTTCTTCGCGATGGGCCGCAAGGCGCATCAGGGCGACAGCCTGACGGTGCGGGTGAAGTTGCCGGACGGCATCAAGCCCGCGAAACGCCTGCCCGCGCCGGTGGAATTCTCGCATGGCGAGGACTGGCTGGAACTGAGGCTGCCCAGCTGGGCGGTGGCGGTCGAGGTCGTGCCGGCAAAGCCCGCGCGCACCAGCATCATGGACCGCGTGCCCGACCCGGTCGCGCCGCTGCGGGGTGCGCGGCCATGAACCCGCCCGACCTCGACGCCCTGATCCGCCGCCTGGTCGGCGCCGCCTTCGACGCCGGCGTCACGATTGGCAAGCGCCCCTCAGGCCACCACCAGCAGGCCCGCGAGGACCAGGTGGCCTACGCCACCTCGATCCTGCGCGGCCATGTCCAGGCCGAGGCCACGCGGCTCGCGACCGCCGCGTCGCTGGTATCGTGGCAGGAACCCGGTTGATGCGCCGCGCCATCCTCGCCGCCGCCGCGATCGGCGCGCTGCTCGCCGCGGCGCCGCCGGCCGCCACCCAGGCGCCGGTGCGCGTGCTCGACGGTGACACCATCGCCGTGCGCGGCACCACCATCCGCATCATGGGCTTGGATGCGCCGGAACTGCGCGGCGCGTGCCCCGCTGAAATCCTGCTGGCGCAGCGTGCTCGCGCGCGGCTGCAGCAGCTGCTCGCCGGCCCCTACAGCATCGAGCGCCACGGCCGCGACCGCTACGGCCGCACCCTGGCCCGCGTGCGCGACGCGCGGGGCCGCGACGTCGCGACGGTCATGATCAGCGACGGCCTGGCCCGCGCCTATCACGGCCGCGGTCCGCGCGGCGGGTGGTGCTGATGGACGCGCAGCCCGCCCCCACGATCGAGGAGCAGATCGCGGCCCTCGAAGACGCCCGCGACTACTATGGCCGCTCCGCCCTGTGGCGGGCAGCGCGGCGCGGCTTCAACCGGCAGCGGCACGCGCGCCAGGTGGCCTGCCTGGATGCGGCGATCGCCACGCTGAGGCTCCAGAAGCAGAACCGCGACGCCCTGGTCCACGCGTTCGGGGTGAGCAGCCATGGTTAAGCGCCCGCTCCCCGTGGCCGTCCTGCGCGCCTACAAGGCCAGCCTCGCGAAGCTTGACGCGCAGATGCGCGAGCTGCTGGCCGATGCGAACGGCAAGGAACTCCGGGACAGTCTCTGGCTGCACGAAGAGTTCGTCATGCCGCGCGACACCCGGCTCAGCATGTCCCTTCGCGTCACCGTCGAAATGCCCGCCGAACCGGCGCCGCCCCTCATGATTGCCGGTCCGAAGCCGTGACCCCCGCGCGCGCCCTCCTGCCGGCCGCGGCTGCCGCGAGCGACGCCCATCTGGCCGGCGCCCTCCAGCTGCGCTTCGTGCCGGACCTGGCGCGCCTGTATCGCGTGCTGGTCCGGCTGGAGGACGGCGAGCGTTCCTCGCGCGAGCTGGAGGCCGACGTCTTCGAAGCCCTCGGCTGGCGCGTGCTGCGCGACCGCTGGATGGCGCACAGCCCGTTCTCCCGCACCCCGCTGCCGCTGCCGAAGTGCAGCCGCCGCATCGACGCCGCCGCCCTGGTGCTGCCGCCGCGGTGGGATTGGTCCGCCGGCATGCGTGCCGGCCGCGCCACCGCCTGGTGCCGCAGCCCGCACCCGGAGGGCCACCCGCTGCACCTGTGGTGCGAAGCCCTGTCGCCGTCCTTGCCCGCCATGGCCCTGCTGAAGGCCGGCCTGCATGCGCGCCGCCAGCTGCTGCTGCGCGCGTCCGACGAGCACCACCGCGTGCCCGCCGGCGTCTTCGCCTGCGACTGCGGCTGGCACGGCCCGATCGATGCGGCGCGCGCAAGCGCCTGCCCCGACTGCCGCCGCCCCATCCACGAGGCCGCCGCATGAGCCAGCGCAGCATGTTCCCCCCCAACGCCCTTCCAGCGCGCCTTCACGCGCCGTTTAGGGCCTTCTGGGAGGCATACCCCCAGCGCCGCCCGAACCCCCGCGCGCTGGCCGAGGCCGAGTTCGCCAAGGCCGTGCGCGCCGGCGCCGTGCCCGCCGACCTGGTCGCCGCTGCCAGCGGATATGCCGCCGAGGTCCGCCGGAAGAACCTAGCGGAAGACTTCGTCGTGCACGCCGCGACCTTCCTGCGCCAGCGCCGCTTCCTGGACTATCGCCCGGCCGAGGCCGCGGCCCCGTCCACCAGCGCGCCCCATCTGGACGGTGACCACCCGCTGTGGCCGCACCTTCGCAGCCTGGTCACCCCGGCGGAGTTCGTGCGCTGGTTCCAGCCCCTGCAGCTGCTGTCGCTCAGCGAGGGCGATGCGGCCCTGCTGGTGGCGCCAACGCGCTTCCACCGGGACTGGCTCCGCACCCACCACGCCATCCTGCTGAAGGGCGCCCTGCGCGTCCGGCGCCTGGACATCGACGTCAGGGAGGACGTGCAGCCGTGACCGACACCCGCCAACGCAAGGCCATGCTCGCGAAGCTGCACCTGGCGAAGAAGGAACTCGCGCTGACCGATGACAGCTACCGCGATGTCCTGCGCCGCATCACGGGTCTCGACAGTTCGAAGACCATGCGCCCCGACCAGCTGGATGCCGTACTGAAGGAGTTCGAGCGGCTGGGCTGGAAGCCGAAGCAGGCGGTGAAGCGCAGCGCGACGCCGCAGGTGCGGATGATCCACGCGGTGTGGAAGGACATCGTGAAGCTGCAGGGCCACGGCGACGCCGCCGGCCTCCGCGCCTTCGTGCAGCGTCAGACGAAGACCGAGCAGCACCCCGAAGGCATCGCCAGCCCGGAATTCCTGCGCGGCGAGATGGCCAAGCGCGTGCTGGAGGGCCTCAAGGGCTGGCGCGAGCGGCTGCTGCGGAGTGCCGCGTGATGGTCGCCTACAGCTTCCAGAAGCGGTTCGTGTCGCATGTCCAGGCGGGGCTGGAACCCGGCGCCTGGCTGCCCGGCATGAAGCGCCACACCCTCCGCGAGCCGCGCGAGGGCCGCAGCCGGCACGCTCGGCCGGAACAGGCGATCCATCTCTACACGGCGATGCGGACGAAGCACTGCCGCCTGATCGGCAAAGGCGTCTGCCGCGCGCGTTTCCACGTCGACCTTCTCTGGGACTGTGGCGACCTCTCGATCCGGCGCGTGCCGGCTGCCGCCGCGCCGCGCAGCTACGTGATGCAGCTCGCCCCAATCGTGCGACGCATCCTGGACGAGCCGGCCGGCAAGCACTTCTGCGGCGACGATATGGATGAGTTTGCGCGGACCGACGGCTTCGCCGATCGCGAGGAGATGGCGCGGTTCTTCGAGGCGCCCGCTGGCGGCGAGACGTGGTGGAAGCGCCTGGTCCTGATCGCCTGGGCGCCGGGGCACCCGCAATGAGCTACCGCCTGTCCCGCTGGCGCATCCGCCGCCGCGCGCGGCGCTTCGCCCGCATGCTCGCCGCCCTGCCGCCCGATGCGCGGGCGCTGGTCATCATGGTGATGAGGGCGGCGCGGTGATGTCAGCGCGGCCGGCTGATCCACTCATTCTCAACCACGCCGCGGCATCCCGAAAGGCGGCCCTCGCGAACCAGGATCGTGGACGAAAAGATGCCGCCATCGACCACGACAACGGCAGTGCCGCTGGGCGCCATGCAAGCGATGTATGGCATCAGCAGTGCAGGGTTCGTTCGGTGAACGCCCGCATTGATCAGGCTGAGGGCTTCGCGCTGGCCCTCGCTCGATCGCCAAACCATCACCGCCTGGCCCTCTGGCATCCTCAAGGTATCCGGCCCTCGTCGAGCCGCCTCCTCGGCGGCACGCCGGCGTTCGACCTGACGTTCCTGCTCCGCCTGGGCGCGGCGTTGGGCGGCTTCTGCAGCTGCTGCACGTGCTGCAGCGGCGCGCTCCTCCTCGGCGCGGGCCGCGGCCTCGCGGGCTTCGGCTGCGGCAAGCGCTGCCGCATGATCCCGCTCCGCGCGTGCCTCAGCGGCGCGCCGGTCTCGATCAGCAGCAGCGACTTCGCGCGCAATGCGGTCGCTCATCTGCTCGGCTTCGCTACGCAGCGAAGGTCCGACGATGACCGAGAAGATCGTGAGGCCGATGCCAATGACGACGCCGTTGCCGCGGCCGCCGCCCAGGAACTTCGGCCAAATGAGGCCCGCGACGGCCACAACGAGGCCAATGATCGGCAGGGCCTCGACGATCGTTCTCATGCTTCAGCGTCCTTCCCGGGGGCGTGCATCTTGACCGCACCGCGCCTGTCCCGTGCAAGTCCTATGGCGACGACGCCAGCGTGAGTTCTCTGCCCCCGCCCGCCGAGCTCGCCTGGTTGACCGAAGCCATCGGTGCCGACGCGACGCTGCGCCTGATCGAGGAGCACGGCGGCACGCGGGTCTATGTCCCGAAGTCCATCAACCAGGGCTCGGCGGCACGGCTGGGCGTCTCCCTTGCGGCGGCACGCGCGCTGGGCGAGCAGTTTGGCGGGGATTATATCGACGTGCCGATCGCACGTGCTTGGCGGGTGCGGCTCTACCGTGCCGGCGGGCTGTCGCACTCGAAGATCGCCAGGCGCCTCGGCATTTCGGAGCGGGCGGTACGCCGCCTGCTATTCGATGCGGGCATGACGCAGCAGCAATTCGACCTCTTCGGATAGCTCATCCGGCCGCTTGTCCGGTTGAAGCTGCGATGCTCGCCCGCGCGATGGTCCGGCATGACCCGGCTCGCCACACCCGATCAGCGCTTCCATGCCTGCGTCACCGAAGTGCTGCGGCACGAAGGCGGTTTCGTCGATCATCCGGCCGACCCCGGTGGCGCGACGAACCACGGCATCTCGCTGCGCTACGCGCGCACGCTTGGTCGCATGCTCGACCTTGATGGCGATGGTGATGTCGACCGCGACGACATCCTGATCGTCACGCCGAGCAAGGCCGCGATGGTCTACCGCCAGTGGTTCTGGGCGGATGTGCGGGGGGATGACCTCCCGGCGGGTATCGACCTGGCGGTGTTCGATTACGCGGTGAACAGCGGTGGGATGCGCGCAGCGCGCAGCCTACAGGCGGCGGTCGGAGCCGAGCAGGACGGCTTCATCGGTCCGCGCACGCTGGCTGCGGTTCGCGGCGCGAACGCGCGGGACATGGTCATTCGCGACATCTGCCGGATGCGGATGGACTTCCTGCGCCGGCTGTCCACCTGGGACACGTTCGGCGGGGGCTGGAAGCGTCGCGTGGACAGCGTCCGCGACCGTGCCCTCGCAATGGTGGCCGCCCAATGACGCCCGGCATGCTGCCGAAGTCGACGCGCGCCTTCTCGCGCACCGCCGTCATCGCCAACTGCGTCGCGGCCTGGGCTGCGATCGGCTTCGCGATTTGGCGCGGGGAAGGTGTGGCGGGCATCGTCGTGCCTGCCGCCATGACGCTGATCGCATGGCTGGTCGCCGGCTACATGGGCGTGGGCGCGGTGGACTTCCGCACCGCCGTGCAGGCCGCGAAGCCTCCGGCTCCGCCGGCGGGTGTGCCGTGATCTGGGGCATCGTCGCGCGGCTTGGCGGGGCCAAGCTGCTGCCCTGGGCGATCGGCCTGGTGCTGCTGGTCATCACCGGCCTGGCCGGCCTGTGGCAGCTGGAAGCCGCGGCCCGGGAGGCCGCCGAACTGCGCCTCACCGCTGCACAGGGTCAGCTGGCGACAGCCAATGCCGCGCTGGCCGACCGCGCCGCCGTCATCGCCGCGCTCGATCGCCAGGCACAGGCCGCGGCCGACCTGCAGGCCGAACTGCAACCCGTTCGGAGGGCCATCAATGCCGCGCCGCGCACCACGGCCTGTGTGGCCAGCCCTGTCGTTCGCGCTGGCCTTGACGGGCTGCGCGCTGCCCGTGCCGGACCCACCGCCGCCCGCCCTGGCCCTGTCGCGCAGCCTGCTGTTCTGCCGGGAGCGCCCGCCGGTGCCGGTGATCGAACAGGACGCTGACTTCATGCTGTGGATCGTGGATCTCGACGAAGCCGGCGAGGACTGCCGCCAGCGCCTGTCCCGCGTGCGGGAGGTGATCGGCCCGGTGGACCGCGAGTGATGCCGGATCACATGGACCACGCGCAGGAGAACGAGGAGCGCTGGCGCGCTGAGGCGCTGCGCCGTCACCTCGCGCGCATGGCGCGCATGGGCATCGCCGCGCCGCCTCCGCCGCCGTCAAAGCCTGCGGAGGACGACGCGTGATCAGCTTCGAATGGAAGGACCTGGCCTGGATCGTCGGCGTCGCCACGCTGCTGGGCGGCCTGCTGCTGGCCTTTCTGCGGTTCAAGCTGGCCGGCGACTTCGCGAAGACGGCGGACGTGGCGGTGCTCACCGGAAGGATCACGGCCATGGAACAGAGCCTGAAGCAGATGCCGTCGCACGAAGATCTGCGCGCGCTGCAGCAGCGCGTCGGCGGTCTGGAAACTCAGGTTGCCGTGGTGGGCGAGAAGGTCACCGGTCTCGGCCAGATCATGGTGCGCGTTGAGCACCAGGTGAACCTGGTCAGCCAGCACCTGATCCAGGAGGGTCGCTGATGTCCGACTATGTCCGCCTGCTGGCCGAGGACCGCCGCCTGACCATCCTGCGGACCCTGGCGCAGGACCACGACTATTCGGTCAACGACTTCGTGCTGAAGCGTGCGCTGGAGGCGATGGGCCATGGCGTGTCCCGCGACATGCTGCGCGGCGACCTGGCGTGGCTGCGCGACCAGCGCCTGCTGACGGTCAACGAGCTCGACGGCGGCGCCATGTGGGTCGTGACGGCCACCGAGGATGGCGTGGACGTCGCCGGCGGCCGGCCGCATCCGGGCGTCGCGCGCCCGGCGCCGCGGTAGGGCCGGCGCGCCATGCCGCGCCCGTCCAAGATCGACCAGCTGCCTCCCGAGATCCGCGAGGCGATCGGCCGCCTCCGCGACCATGGGAAGACCATCGACCAGATCCTCGACCACCTGCGCGCCCTGGAGGTCGAGGTCAGCCGGTCCGCGCTCGGCCGCCACATCCAGGACATGGATCGCGTGGGCGAACGCCTGCGCCGGTCTCGCGCCGTGTCGGAAGCGCTGGTGCGCCAGCTGGGCGACGCGCCCGAGAGCAAGACGGCGCGGCTGAACATCGAGATGATGCACAGCTTCGTCTTCGACTTCCTGGCCAGCGCCGAGGAAACCGAGGGCGATGAAGGCGCCGCCGCCAAGGCCCTCATGCGCGACCCGAAGGCCGTCGCGCAATTCGCCGAGGCCGTGCAGCGCCTGACGCAGGCAAGCCGCACGAATGCCGATTTCGTCGCGAAGGTGGAGGAACGCGCCGAGCTGCGCGGCAAGCGCGAAGCTGCGAAGGCGGCCGAGAAAACCGCGAAGGAACAGGGCCTGTCGGGCGACATGATCGCCAAGATCAAGGCCAGCATTCTCGGTGTGAAGGCGGGCTGATGCTCTGCGCCCTCGCCCTCGTGCTGCTGCTGGACGCCTCGGGCAGCGTGCCCGACCGCGCCTGGGACATGCAGGTGCAAGCGCATGCCGACGCGCTGGCCGACCCGGCGATCGGCGCCATCATCGCGCGGGAGGGCGGCGTCGCCGTCATGATCGCAGGCTTCGACGATGCGCCGCGCACCCTGGTGTCGTGGCGGTTTCTCGAGACCGCGGCCGATGCGGCGGCCATGGCCCGCACGCTGGCCGGCGCGCCGCGGCCGGGCAATGGCATGACGCACACCGGCCGCGCCCTGGCCTTCGCGCTGGCCGAGCTGCGCCGCGCGCCCTGCACCCCGGACCGCCAGGTGATCGACCTGGTCACCGATGGCCCGGGCGACGATCAGGCCGCGCTGGACGGCGCCCGCGCCGAGGCCGAGGCGCGCGACGTGCGGGTCAATGCCCTGGCCGTCATCACCTATCCCGGCATCGACGCGCCGGCCTGGCTGCGCGCGCGCGTGGTCACGCCCGGGGGCTTCGTGATGGCGGCGGATGGGTGGGAGGACGTGGCCGCGGCGCTGCGTCGGAAGATCACCTGGGAGATCTCCGGGCGATGATCGGCGGTTTCGTCTTCGGCGTGCTGGTCGGCATCTTGATCGGCTTGGGCGCATCCATCGCCATCGATCTTGCGTCCCTCAAGCGGTGGCGATGATGCAGGACGCCCCTAATCGCTTCGTCTGCGATGACCCGGACAGCTGGGATGGCGATGACGGGAGCTGCGCTTGGTGCGGCGGCTCCGGCGTCGACGACAACAGCTGCGAGTGCGAGGCCGTCGAGGATACGTGCTGTTGCCTCATGCCGATCCCGCGCACCTGCCACCAGTGTCGGGGGGGCGGATGATCGTCGGCGCCGTCTTGCTTGCATTCATCGTCGGCGTGCAGCTCGGCCTCTGCCTGGAAGCCATGCTGTCCTGCACGGTCTATCCGAAGGTATGAGCGCCGCCCTCGCCACGGCCCCGCCCGGCGTGCCTGCGGACGGTGTCCTGCTGCCCTACCAGCAGCAGCTGCTCAGCACGGTCTCAACGCACGCCGTCACGGTCTACGAGAAGTCCCGCCGCATCGGCGCCACCTGGGGCGTGGGCGCGCAGGCCGTGCTCACCTCCGGCGCCCAGCGCGCCGAGGGCGGCATGGACACGCTCTACATCGGCTACAACCTCGACATGGCGCGCGAGTTCATCGACGTCTGCGCCATGTGGTCTCGGCACTTCACCATGGCCGCCGGCCAGGTGGGCGAGTTCCTCTTCCGCGACCAATACAAGGACGCCGACGGCAAGGCGGTAGAGCGCGATATCGCCGCCTTCCGCATCACCTTCGCCTCGGGCTTCGAGATCGTCGCGCTCGCCTCCCGCCCGCGGTCGCTGCGCGGGCGGCAGGGTTTCGTCATCATCGACGAAGCCGCCTTCCATGATGACCTGCCCGAGCTGCTGAAGGCCGCGCTCGCGCTGCTGATCTGGGGCGGGCGCATCCTGGTGGTGTCGACCCACGATGGCGCCGAGAACCCCTTCGCGGAGATGGTCAACGACATCCGCGCGGGCCGTCGCCCCTATGCCCTGCTGCGAACCACCTTCGACGAAGCCTGCGACCAGGGCCTCTATCGCCGCGTCTGCCTGAAGCTGGGCAGGCCCTGGACCGAAGAAGGCGAGATCGCCTGGCGTGCCGAAATCCGCGCCTTCTATGGCGACGGCGCGACCGAGGAGCTGGACGTCGTGCCGGCCGCCGGCTCCGGCCGCTTCCTGCCCCTGCACCTGATCGAGGCGCGGACCGACCGCGCCATCCCCGTGCTGCGCTGGCGGTGCGACGACAAGTTCGTGCACCTGCCGGACGCCGTCCGCGCCAAGGCCGCGCTGGCCTGGTGCGACGAGCACCTGGCGCCGCTGCTGCGCCGCCTCGACCCCACCCTCCGCAAGGCCCTGGGCGGCGACATCGCCCGCACCGGCGACCTCACGGTGTTCTGGCCGCTGGTGGTGGGCGCCGACCTGGTGCGCCGCACGCCCTTCACGGTGGAGCTCCGCAACGCGCCTTTCGAGGAGCAGCGCATCATCCTGCACTACATCCTCGACCGCATGACGCGGCTGTCGGGCGTGGCGATCGACGCCACCGGCCTGGGCATGTGGCTGGCGGAACGGACCATGCAGACCTTCGGCGCGCATCGCGTCTTCCCGATCCACCTGACCGAAGGCTGGTACCGGGAGAACATGCCGAAGCTGAAGGCCGCATTCGAGGATGCTGGCCTCACCATCCCGGCCGACGCGCCCACGGTTGACGACTTCCGCGCCATCAAGCTGGTGAACGGCGTCGCGCGCGTCCCGAAGAAGGAAGACACCGGGAAGGGCGAGGACAAGGACAAATCCGGCGGCGGCCAGCGGCACGGCGACGCGGCGATCGCCGCCGCGCTGGCGGTGCATGCGGCCGGGCTCGACACCGGCTCCCTCGACTTCGGCGCGCTGACCCGCGCCGCCATTCCGCCGGGCGCATCGGCGGACTTCCTCGGCCTGTCCCGCGGTGCGGGCGTGTCCGATTATCTGGGGTGAGAGCATGAGCGACACCCGCGTCCCGGCAGAGCTCGGCGTCGAAATCGCCACCATCGCGCGCGACGTCACCGCGCCGATCGTCGGCTTCACCCTCAACACCCGCGACGACATCCTGACCCGCCGCGGCGGGGGCGGCGCCGGCGGCGACCTCCGCATCTACCAGGACCTGGCACGGGACGGGCACACCGGATCGGTGCTGCGAAAGCGCCGCCAGGCGGTCGTTGCGCGGGAATGGACGGTGGACGCCGGCGGCGAGAGCTCGCTGGACGAACGCGCCGCCATGCTGGCCCGCGCCACGCTCAAGCGGTTCCGCTTCGACCGTGCCTGCCGCGGCCTGCTGTCCGCCGTGCTGACCGGCCGCGCGGTTGCCGAGATCATCTGGGAGGCTGCGGAGGTTGCGCTCGAAGACGGCAGCCGCGGCACCTTCATCGTCCCGGCCGACATCAAGGTCCGCAACGCGCGCCGCTTCGTGCTGGCCACGGATGAAAGCCTGCGCCTGCTGACCTGGGAGGCGCCGATCGACGGCATCCCGCTGCCCGACCGCAAGTTCATCCTGATGCGCTTCTGGGCGGAGGAAAACGAGGACGCCTATGGCCGCGGCCTCGGCCACGACCTGTTCTGGCCGGTCTACTTCAAGCGCAATGCCGTCGCGGTGTGGAACGCGCTGCTGGCGAAGTTCGGCGAGCCCTTCATCTATGCGGAATACCCGAACGGCATGCCCGAGGGCGACCGGCTCAAGCTGCAGGCCACGCTGCAGGACATGGCGCGCGGCGCCGGCCTGGTCGTGCCGCAGGGCACGCTGATCAAGCTGATCGAGGCCGGCGCCGGCGGGTCCGCCACCGGCCGCCTGCATCAGGACATGACCGAGGCGATGAACGCCGAGATCAGCAAGATCGTCCTGGGCGAGACCCTGACCACCGAACTCGGCGACACCGGCGCGCGCGCTGCCACCGAGACACACGAGGGCGTTCGGCAGGAGCTCGCCGACGAAGACGCCGGTCTGCTCTCGGCCGAGATCAACGGGACGCTGCTGACCTGGCTGACCGAGCTCAACCTGCCCGGTGCCGCGCCGCCCACCGTGTGGCGCCGCGCGCCGGAGGCCGTCGACCTGGCGGCGATGGCGAAGCTGGATGAGAGCCTGTTCAAGGTCGGTTTCGAGCCGACTGAGGAGCTGGTGAAAGAGCGCTACGGCGACGGCTATCGCCGCATCGCCAAGCCGGCGCCGGTGCCCCGCGTCGTGCCGCCGGGCGCCAATCCGCCGACGCCGCCGGAGCCCGACTTCGCCGAGAGCGGAGATCCATCGGCCGTCACCGACCGCCTGGCCGATCGCATCGAGCGTGATGCCGCGGGCGCGCAGGCCGCCATGCTCGCCGCCGTGCGGCAGGAGGTCGAGAGCGCCGCCGACTTCGCGGACCTCGAACAGCGCCTGCTGCGCCTATCCGCCGCCATGCCGGTGGGGCGCCTGGCGGAGGCACTGACCCCCGCGCTGATGGTGGCACACCTGGCCGGCCGGTCGGACGTGCAGGACGAGAACGCGGGCAGCCCGTGAGCGGCACCGTCGATGCCCTGAGCCTGCCGCCGGAGCGCGCGATCGCGTTCTTCCGGCAGAAGGTGAACATGCCCACCCGGGCGTGGGATGATCTGCGCCACGGCGCCCATGCCCGCGCCTGGTCGGTCGCCGGCGTGCAGGCCGAGGACATGCTGAGCGACATCCGCGCCGCCATGGACAAGGCGATCGCGCAGGGCACGTCGCTGGCCGAATTCCGCAGCGATATCGGCCCGCTGCTTGGACGCCTCGGCTGGGCGGATCGCGGGCCGGGCTATGTCGCCTGGCGCACGCGCACGGTCTACGAGACGAACATCCGCGCCGCTTATGCCGCCGGCCGCTATTCCGAGATGACGGACCCGGCGGTGCTCGAAGCCCGCCCGTTCTGGCGATACCGGCACAGCGGCAAGAAGGACTTCCGCCAGCAGCACAAGGATTGGGATGGCCTGGTGCTGCCTGCCAGCGACGACTTCTGGAAGACGCACTATCCCCCGAACGGGTGGGGCTGCGGCTGCTACGCCCAGTCGCTCGGCCCGCGGGATCTCCGGCGGCTCGGCAAGGATGGTCCCGACCAGGCGCCATCGTCCGGCGGGCGCCCCTGGCGAGATCCCCGCACCAACGAGCTGCACGTCGTGCCGGCCGGCATCGACCCGGGCTGGGACTACAGTGTCGGGCGCAGCTGGCTGGAGGGCGTGGTCCCGCGTGAGCTGGAGAAGCCCTTCGAGCGCATCGTCGGCGCCGCGGCGCCGGACCTGCCGCCGCTGCCGCCCGCGCGCCCCGCGACGGCCGAGCTGCTGCCCGCCGGCTTGCCCGACGAAGACTACGTCCGCGCCTTCCTCCAGCCCTTCGGCGCGGACCTCGATCGACCGGCGGTGTTCCGCGACGTCCAGGGCACGCGGGTCGTGCTGTCGAAGGACTTCTTCACCGATGCCCAGGGCGGTCTGACCAAGGTGCGTAAGAGGGGCCGCGGGCGATACCTGGCCATGCTGGCACAGGCCATCCTTGCGCCCGACGAGATCTGGGCCGCCTGGGGTCGCGACGCGGCGGGTGCCGCCGTGATCTACCGCACCTACATCCGGCGCATGCGGCGGCCTGACGGGCAGGACCTGTTCGCGGTGATGGCGTTCGGCGCGCGCGGCTGGCTGGGCGAGACCGCCTTCCCGCCCGAGCGGTCCGGCTACCTCGACCGCCAGCGCTATGGCTGGCTGCTGTATCGCCGGCCCGCCGAGGACGAGGAAGGGACCCGATGAGCCAGGGAGCGCCTGCCGCGCCCGGCCGCCTCAGACGCCTTGTAGCGGGGCAGGCCCGGCGCGTCGTGAAGCATCATCGAGACGCCCACGATACCGCCGCGCCCCCATCGCCAGCAAGGAATTCGACGTGAACGGCCTGCGTATCACCCTCAACGCCGCCGAGCTGGCGGACACGATCGACGGCCTGGCCGCCCTGATGCGTGCGCCCGAGCCAGTGATGGGTGTGATCGGCGAAGCCCTGATCTCCTCGACGCAGGAACGCCAGCGCCGTGCCGTCGCGCCGGATGGCAGCGCCTGGCCGGCCCTCAATCCCGCCTATGCCGCCTCGAAGGCGGGTAGCGAGATGCTGCGCGAAAGCGGCCAGCTAATGAGCCTGTCGCGTCGAGCCAGCGGCAGAACAGTGGTCGTGGGCACCAACGCGCCTTATGCGGCCACCCATCAGTTCGGCGCTACGATCAAGCCGAAGAAGGGAAAGCGGCTGAAATTCCGGCTCGGCAGGATCAGCGTCTTCGCGCGCAGCGTCACGATCCCGGCGCGCCCATTCCTCGGCGTGTCGCAGGAGGACCGGGAGGAGATCGTGGAGATCTTCCGCGATCACATCCGCCGCGCGACCGGTCGTTGACCTGGTGCATCGCCCGATCGATTTTCAGGGCCGCTGAGGGCGGTCTCCGCCCCTGCGCCGCCCCATCGCCCCGCCCGGATAGCCAGAGGGGCCTCTTAGCGCGCTTATTCGGCTCTTAGTCGCATTCCAGGGGCACAGTCACTCCGCCGATGCGCGCGCGCGGGGGCACACCCCATGCGGACGCCTGTCCGCATGACTGCGGCGATGCCCCGGCGGGCACTGTCGCCCCGATGAAGCCGCTGCACATCTTCCGCGCCGGTCGCCACACGCCCATGCGTGGCGAGGCCCTCGAATTCTCCGAGGCGGACCTCGTTGCCATGGCCGCCGCCTATGACCCGGCGGTGCTGGAAGCGCCGCTGGTGGTCGGGCACCCCGCGATCGACGCGCCCGCCTATGGCTGGGTCGGTGCGCTGCGCGCCGAGGGCGGCGACCTGGTCGCCGAGCCGCGCCAGGTGGAACCGCAATTCGCCGAGCTGGTGCAGGCCGGCCGCTTCAAGCGCCTGTCGGCGTCGTTCTACGCGCCGGGCCACGCCCGCAACCCGAAGCCCGACGCCTACTACCTCAAGCATGTCGGCTTCCTCGGCGCCGCGGCGCCGGCCGTGAAGGGCCTGAAGCCGATCGCGTTCGCCGGCGATGACGACGGCACCGTCACCCTGGAATTCGCCGCCGATCCGGCGGTCTCGACCTGGCGTCTGACCTGGCTGTTCAGCGACATTGGCACGCTGTTCCGCGGCATGCGGGACTGGATGGTCGCCGAGAAGGGCGTGGAACAGGCGGACCGCCTGCTGCCGCCCAGCACCGTTGCGCGCATTGCCGAGGAAGCGGCGCGCATGCAGGGCGAGGCCGACGCCGCCGCCCGCCAGGGCGCCGCCGCTGAGGCGCCGCCCGCCTTCGCCTCCAACCCCGACAAGCCCAAGGACACCGTGATCGTGACCGAACAGCCCAAGCCGGGCGAGGGGGACGCGACCGCGACCCTCCGCCGCGAGCTCGATGCCGCGAATGCCCGCCTGGTGCAGTTCGCGGAGGATGCGGCGCGCGCGCGCCGCGCCGAGACCGAGGCCTTCGTGCAGGCCCTGGTGAAGGAAGCGCGCCTGCCGGCCGGCCTGGCGCCGCGCTGCGTCGCCTTCATGGAGGCCCTGCCGGCCGAAGGCGAGGTCGCCTTCAGCGAGGGCGGGAAGGACCTGAAGCAGTCGCCGCGCGAAGCGTTCCGCGACCTGCTCCGCACGCTGCCCGCCGGCGTGCAGTTCGGCGAGGCCGCCGGCGGCGAGGGCATCGGCGACGGCGCCGACGTGTCCTTCGCCGGCCATCGCGCCGACCCGGAGCGTGCCGAGGTCGACGCCCGCGCCCGCGCCTACCAGCGCAAGCATGGCGGCGACTACCTCGCCGCACTGCGCGCCATCGGCGCGATGGGCTGAGGAGGCCCCGACATGACGCAAGCCACCCCCCTGCTCAACCTGACCGTCCGCGCCAGCGGCGCGGTTGCCCGCGGTCGCGGCGTGCTGTTCTCCGGCGCGCAGGTCGCGGCGGCGAACGCCAAGGTGCTCGGCATCGCGCTCGCCGCGGCGGCCGACGGCCAGGACATGCCCGTCACCGCCTCCGGCACCGCCATCTGCGAGGCCGGCGCCGCCTTCGCGGTCGGGACGTCCCTCGTGATGGACGCCCAGGGGCGCGTCATCACCGCCGCCGCCCTGGCGGTCGCGACTGGCGCCACGGCCATGACGTCGGCCGCGGCCAACGGTGCTGCCGCGCTGACCGGTGGCGACCCGCCCCACTACGTGGTCGGCGATGCGCTGCAGGCCGCGGGTGCGGCCGGGCAGTTCGTCGAAGTCCTGCTGCGCCGCTGATCCAGGAGACCTGACCGATGTCCATGTCCATCAATCTCGGCCAGGCGCGGATCGTCGATCCGGTCCTGACCAATGTCGCGCGCGGCTTCGCCGACCAGCCGCGCGTCGGCTTCACGCTGTTCCCGCGCGTGCCGGTGATGCTGGCCGGCGGCAACATCATCCAGTTCGGGCGCGAGGAGTTCCGCCAGTACAACCTGCGCCGCGCTCCGGGCGGTCGCACCGCGCGCATCCCGGTCGGCTACAGCGGCGCGCCGTATTCCCTCGTGCAGGACGCGCTGGAGGTTCCGGTGCCGCGCGAGCACATGCGCGACGCGTCCCGCCAGCCCGGCATCAACCTCGGCACCGTCGCGACGCAGAAGGGGATGCGGACCATCCTCAACGCGATCGAGATCGAACAGGCCACCGTGGCGCGCAACACCGCGTCCTATCCGGCCAGCAACCGCATCGCGCTCGCGCCGGGCTCGCGCTGGTCCGACGCCGCGGTGAACCCGGGCACGTCGATCGAGGTCGGCCGCGAGGCGATCCGCACTGCGATCGGCCTATATCCGAACGTGGCTGTGCTGTCCGCCCGGGCCTATGCCGCCGCCCGGCAGAACCCGCTGATCCTCGACCGCTTCAAGTACACCTCGGCCGAGAGTGTCACGACCGAGATGCTGGCGCGGCTGTGGAACATTCAGCGCGTCGAGGTCGGTCAGTCCGTCACCGTCGACCAGGCGGACGTCGCCTCCGATGTCTGGGGCACGGACGTGATCCTGGCCTACACGGCGATCGGCGCGATCGACAACGCCGAGCCCAGCTTCGCCTACACCTACGAGATGGAGGGGCACCCCCTCGTCGAGCAGGCCTACTGGGACAGCAGCACCAAGTCCTGGATCTACCCGGTGACCTATGAGCGCACGCCGGTCGTGGCCGGTGGCGGCGCGGGCTACCTGATCCAGACCGCGGCGGCCTGACCGTGACGGTCCTCGCCCCGCGCCGGCTGCTGCTGCTCGTGGATCTCACCGCGCCGGAAGGCGTGGTGCCCGCGGGCACGACTATCGTGGTCGAGGCGGCCGAGGCGCGGATCATGCTCGGCGCCATCGGCCTCGCCGAGGATCTCGGTGAGGTCGACCTGGACACGCTTCTGCAGGAGCTGGAGGCGCGTTCCACCAATTCCAGCGGCGAGGGGGCGGACGGAAGCACCGCCCCAGGCGGGCCGGTCCCGTCGCCGCGCACGGATGGGGCCAGTGCCCCGCCCGTGCCAGCCAATGCCGTGGCGGGGGACGATACCCTCCCCAGCGCGGCACCAGGCGGCGGGGATGCGGCGACTGGCGCCGCCCCCGTTTCGGACACCCTGCCGGGCGGCGCCACGCCCGACAGTGCCGGCGCGTCGCCGGTCGACGCAGCCAAGGCCCACGATGCGGCCGAGGCACCTGGCGCAGCCGCGCCGCCGCCGTCGGGTGGGGGGGCTCCAGGGGGTGCCGCCCCGGCCGGCGCGGCGGCGCCGGCGACGCGCAGGGCGAAGCGCTCGTGACCACCAGCGTCCACATCCGCAGCCCTGCGCCGAACCACCAGGACCTCCTCGTTGAGGTCCAGCAGGTTGGGCGTGATGGCGCCTGGCACGCTGTCTCCGCCACCCGCGTGAAGGAAGGCGGGCTGCTGTCGCAGCACGTCTATGCCGGGCAGCGCCTGGTCATCACCGAGACCAAGCGAGCGGAACCCGCCGCGTGACCGCCTACTGCACCCCGCAGGATCTGATCGACCGCTTCGGTGCGGCGGAGGTGGCGCAGCTCGCCCCCGCCACGCCGGGTCCGATCGACACCGCGAGGGTGCAGCGTGCCTGCGACGATGCCGGCGACCTGGTCTCCGGCTATCTGCGCGCCCGCCACACGCTTCCGCTGTCCGCCGTGCCGCGCATTCTGGTCAAGCTCAGCGCTGCGATCGCGCGCTTCGAGCTCCATCTCGGCGGTGACCGCCAGCCCACCGACCAAGTGAAGCAGGACCGCGACGCCGCCATCGCCTTCCTGAAGGATGTCGCGGCCGGTAAGGCCGACCTGGGCATCGACCCCACCGGCGCCGAACCGGCCGAAGACGCCGGCGGTGTGCATGTCGGAGCCGGCCAGGCGCGCGGCGTGACCGAGCAGGACCTTACCGACTTCCGCGCGGGCACCTGGCGATGATCGGCCCGATCGAGGACGCCATCATCGCGCGCCTGGTCGCCGCCTTCGCCGGCCGCGTGCGCGAGGTCGACCACAAGCCCGCCAAGCTGGATGCGGACGAGTTGAACCGCATCCTGACGGTCGCCCCCGCCGCCTATGTCGCCCTGCTCGGGTGGCAGCGCGCGGACCGGCCGGACGGCACCATCACGCTGTCCTACGGCGTCTACCTGATCGCGGCCAATGCCAGCGGCGAGCGTGCACGCCGCCGCGGGGATGCCGCCACCATCGGCGCCTACGAGATGTCGATCGTCGCCGCCGCCGCGCTGGAGCGCTGGGTGCCCGCCGGTGCCGCCGGGGCGATCGAGGTCCGGTCCTGCGAGAACCTGTTCGGCGCCGCCTTCGAGAAGGCCGGGCGCACCGTCTACGGCCTGGTGCTCGACGTGCCCGCGCAGCTGCAGGACGTGCTGGCCGTGCCCGGCGAGCCCATCCCGGGCGACTTCATCACCTTCCATGGCGACTGGGATATCCCGCCGCTCGGCGATGTCGGCACGCCGCCGCCGGCGCCCGCATCCGGCGTGCTCGCCGCCGACGCAGTCACCCTCGTCACGCTGCCAGCCCCGTGAGGCCGCCAATGTTCGTCATGCCTGCGCACGAGATGCTCGTCGCCAATCCCGAGGCCCGTCCGCCCATGCCCCGTCACCTGCCGGCCGCCGGCGCCGAGGTGCCCGACACCGAATACTGGCGCCGCCGCCTGCGCGACGGGGACGTCGTGGAGGCGCCGCCGGAGACCACCACCAAGCCCGGCCGCGCCGCGAAGGGGGACTGATCCATGTCGAGCTCCATCAGCTTCAATGGCATGCCGGCGAGCATTCGCGTCCCGGGCAGCTACGTCGAATTCGACAACTCCCGCGCCCTGCGGGGTCTGACGGAATGGCCGGCCAAGGTGCTGCTGCTGGGCCAGCGCCTGACCACGGGCGCCGTGCCGGCCGTGACGCCGACGCGCATCACCGACGCCGCCCAGGCACGGGTCGCCTTCGGCCGCGGGTCGCTGCTCGCGCACATGTTCGAGGCGTGGTTCCGCGTGAACCCGCTCACCGAGGTGTGGGGCATCGCCATGGACGATGTCGGCGCCGGCGTCGCCGCCAGCGGCACCATTGTGGCGGGCGGCACGTCCACCGCGAACGGCGTGATCGCGCTGCTGGTCGGCGGCCGGCGGGTCGAGGTCGCGGTCACCTCCGGCCAGGCGGCAGCGGCGATCGCCACCAGCGTCAATGCCGCGATCAATGCCAGCCTCGACCTGATCGTCACCGCGACGGTCGCGACCAGCACCGTGACCGTCACGAACCGGCACAAGGGCGAATTCGGCAACGGGCTGGACATCCGCCATTCGCCGCTGCCCACCGATGCCCTGCCCGCCGGCGTCACCCTGACCATCAACGCGCAGGCCAGCGGTACGCAGAACCCGAACATCGTCACCGCGCTCGATGCGGTGGCCGAGACCTGGTTCACCGATTTCGTCACGCCCTGGACGGACGCGACGAACATCACGGCCCTGGAAGCCCGGCTCGCGCTGAACTTCGGTCCGACGGTGCAGCGCGACGGGCATGGCTGGGCGGGTCTGTCGGGCAGCCATGGCACGCTCACCACCTTCGGCGCCGGCCGCAACAGCCCGCACCTGTCGGTGCTCGGCCTGCGCGGCGTGCCCACGCCGCCCTGGGAATGCGCCGCTACGCTGGCGGCGGTCGCGGTGCCCGCGCTGGCGGCGGACCCGGCACGCCCGGTCCAGACGCTGCAGCTGCCAGGCGTCGTCGCACCCCGCGTGACGGACCGCTTCACCTTCGCCGAACGCGACCTGCTGCTGCGGGATGGCATCGCCACCTGGCGCGCCAACGACGCCGGCCAGGTGTTCATCGAGCGCGTGGTCACGACCTACCAGACCTCGCCGGGCGGGGCGGAGGACGTCAGCTACCTGGACGTCGAGACGCTCAAGACGCTGGCCTTCCTGCGCTACGACCTGCGCACGATGATCAGCGTGCGCTACCCGCGCCACAAGCTGGCCGACGACGGCACCGCCTTCGCGCGCGGCCAGAACGTGGTCACGCCCGGCACGCTGCGCGCCGAGATCATCGCCCGCTTCAAGCTGTGGGAGGAGCTCGGCCTGGTCGAGGGCGTGGACCAGTTCAAGCGGGACATCATCGTGGTCCGCAACGGCACCGATCCCAACCGGGTGGACGCGCTGCTGCCGCCCGACCTGGTCAACCAGTTCCGCGTGCTCGCCGCGCAGATCGAGTTCCTGCTGTAGGAGGCGTAGATGCCGCAGTTCCTTGGGCGCGCGACGATCCGCGCCAACGGCCAGGTGATCGAGAGTGCCAAGGGTGCCTCCCTCGACCTCGGCGGGACCAAGCGCAACCCGGTCACCGTCGGCCGCGTGGTCGGCTGGGCTGAGGAGACGGTCCCCGCGATGATCGAATGCGAGACCAGCCTTCGGTCAGGCATGTCGCTGGAGACCTTCCGCCGGATGGCCGGCGTGACCGTGATCTTCGAATGCGACACGGGCCAGCGCTACGTCATCAACGATGCATTCCTGACCGACGCGCCGACCATGAAGGACGGCGAGGGCGGGAACGTCACGCTGAAGTTCGCCGGCCCGGGCGCGGAGGAAGTGCTGTGAAGCGCGAACCCGTCGTCATCACCCTGGCCGAACCCATCGTCCTCCGCAGCGCCGAGACGGGTGCGGAGATCCATCGCGCCAGCGAGCTCACCTTCCGCGAACCCCGCGCGGGCGACATGGCGGCGGCGATGGATGCGGGGGGGAAGGACGGCAGCGGCACCATGATCCTGGCGCTTGCGGCCCGCTGCACCGGCATGAAGCTGCGCGACCTGGAAGGGCTCTGCGTCGAGGACTTCTTCAAGCTCAGCGAGGTCGCGACCTCTTTTTTGGGGACTGGCCTGCCGACTGGCCCGACGCGCTCGGCCTCGTCTTCGGCACCTTCGGCCTCGCCGGCGGCTGGCAGCGCTGGTCCGCTGCCGAGCTCCGGTTCCTGACGACGCGCGCGGTGGATTGGAACCGCCGCATGGCAGCCCGGTGACGCATGTCGGGGACGATGCGGCTCTCCCTCCTGATCGAGGCCATCGACCGGGCATCTGCGCCGCTGGAGCGGGTGCAGGGGCGCATCGGGCGCCTGGTGACGCATGTCGCCGCGGTCGCGGCAGCCACGCGCCGCCTTGGTGACGCGTCTGGCGCCCGGGCGCTGGCCGTCTCGCTCGCCACCGTTGCGGGCCGTGCGCGGGATGCGGCGGGCGCGGTAGCCGGGTTGGCGGGGCGGCTCGGCCTGGTGAGCGCGGGCGGCATCTACCTGTTCAACCGCCAGTTCGTGCGCGGCGCCGCCGACTTCGAGCGCTACCGCATCACCCTCGAAACCGTCATGGGCAGTGCCGAGGCCGCGCAGCGGCGCCTTGGCGAGCTGACCGAATTCGCCGCGCGGACGCCGTTCAATGTCGCCGAAGTCGTGCGAGCCGGCGTCGGCCTGCAGACCCTGGGCATCCGGGGTCGCGCAGCCGATGACGCCCTGACCGCCGCCGGCGACGCCGCCTCGGTGTTCGGCACCTCGCTGGACGAAGCGATGACAGCCATGGCCGCCGCTGGCCGCGGCGAGATGGACCCGATCGAGCGCTTCGGCCTGCAGGCCCGCACCGAGGGCAACCGCATCGTCATGCAGTGGGAGGAAAACGGCCGCCGGATGCGGGCGACCATCGACAAGAACAACCGCGCCGCAATCATCGCCGCGACGGCCCGGGCCTGGCGCGGCATCGCCGGTGGCGGCATGCAGCGCCTGGCGGACAGCTGGGATGGCATGCTGTCGAACCTCGGCGATGCCTGGTCGAACTTCGCCCGCCTGGTCGCGGAGAGCGGCCCCTTCGAGTTCCTGAAGCAGCAGCTGCGCGACATCATCGCCTGGGTCGAGCGCCTGCGGACGGAAGGGCGGCTCGACCAATGGGCGCGCGACGCCGGCGCCGCCATCACCAGCGTCTTCGAGCGGCTGCGCGACTTCGTGGTGGGCACGGACGAGACGCCCGGCGTCATTGCGCGCCTGCAGGCGGTGTTCGAACGCCTGTCCCGCGTGATCGGCCCCATTGTCGACCGCTTCGGCGGTCTCGAGACTTTCCTGGTGGCCATCGGCCTGGTCCTGGCCGGCCCGCTGATTGGCGCGCTGGTGTCGCTCACGGGTGCCATGGCCGCGCTCGGGCTCGTACTGGCCCTGACGCCTGCGGGCTGGTTTGCCCTGGCCGCGACCGGCATCGCGGCGCTGGGCGTGGCCATCTACCAGAACTGGGAAGGCATCACGGCGCTGTTCCGCCGTATCGGCGACGAATGGCGCCGCTTCGCCGACAGCGAGCAAATCATGCTGCTGCGCGACGCCTTCGGTGCTGCGGCGGACTGGATCTCGGAACGGTGGGGCGAGGTCTCCCGCGCCTTCACCGGCTTCGGCGAGAATGTGCGCCGCACGCTCAGCGACATCGCGGGCTACTTCCAGCCGCTGATCGACGCGGTGAACTGGCTGCTCGACAGCCTGCCTTCGATCGGCGGTGGAGGTGGCCAGGCCGGCCCGACCCCGCGGCAGCGCGGCGCGGGCAATGGCCTGCGGCGCCAGTCGATCTATGGCCCGGATGCCTTGCCGGGCTCGGCGGACGGCGGCGGTGTCCTGCCGCCGGCGAATGACGTGCGGGTCTCGGCCGGTCTCGACGTGAACATCCGCGCGCCCGAAGGCTTCGGCGTGTCCGTCACGCCGCGCGGCGCGGATGAGGGCCTGGCCCTGAATGTCCGCCGCGGGATGCTGGCGACGCCATGAGCGAGGCTCTCTCCGGCCTGACCTCCCTCGCGGCCTCGCTGCCGTGGGTCGGTGCGAACTTCCGGCCTGGCGCGCTGCGCGGACTGCCTTTCTATGTCCAGCGCAGCGAGGACGAGACCGCGCGCCGCTGGGTCACGCATGAGTTCCCGGGCCGCGACGATCCCTGGCACGAGGACCTCGGCAAGGCCGTCCGTTCCTTTTCGATCGAGGGCCTGCTGATCGGTGCCGACGTCGTGCTGCAGGCGCGGGCCTTCGCCGCCGCGGCCGATGCGCCGGAGCCTGCCACGCTGCTGCACCCCTGGTACGGCGCGCTGCAGGTGGTGGTGCTGGAATGCCGCATCGCCCAGGACGTGAATGAGGCGCGGGTCGCGCGGATCTCGCTGCGCGTCCAGAAGGCCGGCACCAGGCCGGCACCGCTGCTGACCATCGACGGCCTGGGCAGCGTGCTGTCCGAGGCCGATCGGCTGCTGACGGCCGCCCAGGCCGCCTATGGCCGCGTGCGCGCCGTGGTCGGCGCCGTGGACTTCGTCGTCACCGCCTTCCGTGGCGCCGTCACCGGCCTGGCCGGTGGGCTGAGCGGCGGCCTGGCATCCTTCGGCCTGGTCGGCGCCCTGCTGGGCACCGCTGGCGCCGCCATCGCCTCGCTGTCGAACATCAGCGACGCGGACCTGGTGTCGGACACCGCGCTGCCCGCCAAGGTGGGCACGGCGGTGCGCGAGATCTCGGGTCTCGCCGGCGGCCGTGCCGCCACCACCACCGATCCGGGTTTCGAGGCGCCGCGCGCCGCCTTCGCCGTGCTCGCCGCACTCGCGGCCGAGACGCCCGTGCCGGCGCCGGAGGCCGCCCCGACCACGCCGTCGCGCCAGCAGCTGGCGGCGGGGATCGACAGCCTCGGCCTCCTGGCGCAGGTGGCGACCGCCGGCGAACTCGCGCGCGCAGCCAGCGCAGTGCCCTGGGCATCGCGCGACGAAGCCATGGCCGCGCGCGATCAGGTGGTGGATGCGCTGGCAGCGGCGGCCGATCGCGCAGCCGCGGCCGGCTGGGACGAGACCTGGCAGCGCCTTGTGGCCCTGCGCGCGGCATCGGCGGCGGACCTTGCGGCCCGTTCGGCGCCGCTGCCCCGGGTGCGTCGCCTGGAACTGCCCGGCGTGATGCCGGCGACGCTGATCGCCTACCGCCTGGATGGCGACAGCCTTTCCGACGTCTTCGGCCGCGGCGCGGCGATCGCCGCGCGCAACCGCGTCCGTCACCCGGGCTTCGTGCCAGCCGGCGCACCGATCGAGGTGCTGGCATGAGCGGCGCGATCGCGCCTTCGGTCGTGCTGACGGTCGATGGGCAGGAACATCGCGGCTGGCGGTCGATGAAGGCCGCGATCGGCCTGGACGCAGCCGCCGCCGAGATCTCGGTCGAGATGGCCGAGCGCTGGGCGGGCGCCGAGGATGCCGCGCAGATTCGCCGCAGCATCCGCCCTGGCGCTCCCTTCCAGCTGACGCTGGACGGGGAGGCAGTGGTCGACGGCTTCCTGGACACGCTGGAGGTCGACTACGACCCGCGATCGCATGCCCTGACCGTGCGCGGGCGCGAACGCACCGGCGACCTGGTGGACTGTGCGGCCACGATCGACGGCCCCTACGAATTCGCCCGGGTCGGGCTGGAGGAGGCGGCGCGGCGCATCTGCGCGCCATTCGGGGTTCAAGTGCGCGCTGAGACCGCTCTCGGAGCCCCCTTTGCGCGCTTTTCGATCCAGCCCGGGGAGACCGCCTGGGAGGCGATCGCCCGTGGCGCGCGCGAACGCGCGGTGATCGCGACTGGCGACGGCCGCGGCACGCTCCTGCTGACCCGTGCGGGCGAGGGCGGCGAGGCCGCCGGCGCGGTGCGCCTCGGCGGTACGGACGGCAATGTGCTGCGCGCGCACGGGTCCTTCGAGACCACCGCCAGGTTCTCGGTGGTGGTGGTGCGCGGCCAGGCCGAGGGCGCGACTGCCGCCGCGCAGGGCCAAGCCCGCGCGACCGATCCGGAGATCACCCGCCATCGTCCGCACGTCGTGCTCGCGGAGGCGCAGGGCGAGGGCGGGTCCTTCCAGGACCGCGCGGCGCACGAGGTGCGCGTCGCCGCCGGCAAGTCCCGGCGGGTGCGCTATTCGGTGCCGGGCTGGCGCGGCACCTCGGGCAGGCTCTGGCGCCCAAACACCCGCGTGATGGTCGAGGACAGCTACCTGGAGCTGGCGCGCGAGCTGCTGGTCAGCAACGTGACCTGGTCCCTGACGCCGGAGGGCGGCACCGTCACGGAACTGCAGGTGGCGCCGGTCGACGCCTACGCCCTGCAGCCGGTCCGCCCGCGCCGCCAGGCCGCCGACAGCAGCGGCACGCCCTTCGAGACGGTGGTCGAGAGCCAGGACGGCGATCGCGGCGCCTGGCGGAGGGTTCGCGAATGACCTTCGACGAGATGCGCCGCTTCATTGAACCCCTCAAGCGCCGGGTGATGCTGACGGTGGGCCGCGCCACGCTTGGCCCGGTGGACGACAGCGCCGGGCTGCAGCGCGGCCAGGTGACGCTGCTGGCCGGCGAGACCCGGGACAATGTCGAGCGCGTGCAGCCCTTCGGCTTCAGCAGCGTGCCCTTCGCCGGTGCGGACTGCCTGGTGGTGTGCGTGGGCGGCAACCGCGACCACCCGGTCATCATCGGCACGGATGATCGGCGATATCGACCCACCGGCCTCGCGCAGGGTGATGTCTGCATCTACTCGCACCAGACGGGCCACCGCATCACCCTCAAGGCCGATCGCACCATCGAGATCGAGGGCGACGTCATCACCCTGAAGGCCGACACCAAGATCAGGCTGGAAAGCCCGCTGGTCGAGATGACCGGCGGCATCGCCACCGCCGCCCCTGCCACCGCGCTGGAAGTGAACACGCCGGCCCTGAATGTGACCGGCGAGGTCCGCGACCGCGCCGCCAGCGGCGGCATGACGATGCAGGGCATGCGCGACGACTACAACGCGCACAACCACGGCGGGCCGGGGCCGACACCCCCGATGGCGCCATGATCGGGCTGTCCTGGAACAGCGCCGCCGGTGGTGCGGACCTGGTGCTCGCCGCAGGCGGCGGTGGGGTGGTGCGCGACGGCACCCTCCGCACCAGCGTCATCCTCAGCCTGTTCCTGGACGCCCGGGCACGGCCGGACGACGGCGCCGGCGCCGATCGCCGCGGCTGGATCGGCGACGCCTTCACGCCGGAGGACCGGATCGGCTCCCGGCTGTGGCTGCTCACCCGCGAGAAGCAGACCGAGGAGACGCGCCGCCGCGCGCAGGACTACGCGACCGAGGCGCTGGCCTGGCTGGTCGAGGACGGCCTGGCCACCGCCGCCACCGTCTCGGCCGAGTGGATCGATCGCGGCGTGCTCGCGCTGGAGGTTCGGATCAGCACGCCCTCCGGCCTCGATCAGTCCACCTTCGTGCTGAGGCTCTGAATGCCCTTCGCCCGCCCCTCGCCGAAAGACATCCGCGACCGCATGGCGGCCGAGGTCGCGGTGGCGCTGGACGGCGCCGATGCGCGCCTGCGCCGGTCGGTCGAGGAGGTGATGGTGCGCGCCGTCGCCATCGCCTCGCACGAGCTGCACGGGCATCTGGAATGGGCGGCGCGGCAGATCCTGCCCGACACGGCCGAGGCGGAGATCCTCGCGCGGCATGCCGGGGTGTGGGGCGTCGAGCGCGTCGCCGCCACCGCGGCCATTGGCGACGTGACCTTCAGCGGCACCGCCGGTGCCGTCTTGCCAGCCGGAACCGAGCTGCGGCGCGGGGACGATGCACGGTACGAGCTGGTGGCGGACGCCACCATCGGCGGCGGCGGCACCGTCACCGCCGCGGTGGCCGCGCTGGTCGCCGGCGTGGCCGGCAATGCTGCCGCGGGCACCACGCTCTCGCTCCTGTCGCCCGTCGCGGGGGTGAACCCGGGGGCGGTGGTGGCGGCCGGCGACCTCGCCGCTGGTGCCAATGCCGAGAGCGATGACGGGCTGCGCGCGCGGCTGCTGCGACGCATCCAGTCGCCACCGCGCGGCGGCGCGCGAGCCGATTACGAGGCCTGGGCGCTGGCCGTCGCCGGTGTCGAGCAGGTGTGGGTATTCCCGCTCTACCTGGGCGCGGGCACGGTCGGCCTGACCTTCGTGACCACCGGCGGCGCGGTGCCGGCATCCCCGCTGGTGGCGGCGGTGCAGGCGGAGATTGACCTGCTGCGGCCTGTCACCGCGGCCGTCACGGTCTTCGCGCCGGCGACGCAGGCGCTGCCCCTCACCATCGAGCTCAGCGTCGACACCGTTGCCATCCGCACGGCGGTCCTGGCCGAAGTCGCGGACTTCCTGCGGCGCGAAGGTGCTCCCGGCGGCACGGTGCGCCTCTCCCGGCTGTCGGCGGCGATCTCGGCCGCTGTGGGCGAGGTCTCGCACATCCTGAGCGTGCCGGCGGCGGATGTCGTGCTTCCGGCCGGCACCATCCCCGTGCTTGGCACCGTGACCTGGCTGTAGCCATGGATCAGGACGCCTACCTCGCCCAGCTGCTGCAGCTGCTGCCCAGCGGGCCGGCACTGCCGCGCGACCCCGCAAGCGGCTTCACGCGCCTGCTCGGCGTTCCTGCGGCCGAGCTCGCCCGCGTCGATGCCCGCGGCGCGCAGCTGCTGGTCGAGGCGCTGCCCGACACGACGGACGAGCTGCTGCTCGAATGGGAACGCGCCTTCGGCCTGCCGGATGAATGCAGCGCGGGCCTGACGCTGATCGAACAGCGTCGCGCCGCGCTTCTGGCGCGCATCACTGAGCGCCTGAGCCCGTCGATCCCGACGATCGAGGCGCTGGCCGCGTCCTACGGCGTGCGCGCCAGCGTCGTCGAGCACCGCCCGCACACCTGCGAGAGCAGCTGCGAGGACCCCATCAACGACGAAGCCTGGGCGCATGCCTGGACGGTGTGGGGGTCCGGGCGCGTCATCTGGGAGCTGACCTGCGAGGACGATTGCGAGCAGCCGCTGCGCCTCTGGAGCGACCTGCCGCATGAATGCGCGCTGCGGCGCCTGGCACCGGCGCACACCGTGCCGCTGTTCGGGTCCTTCACCGATGAATGGTCCTTCCTCGGCGGGTTGCCCGCGGGTGCGACCTTCACCCGGCCGGCGCCGGCGAACCGGGTCAACAGCCTCGGCGCGACCGAGAGCATGGGCGTCAACGTGCCGCGTCTCAGCTATCAGGCCGGGCTGGAATACAACCTGCTGCTGAACCCCTGGTTTGACGGCGCGGTCGCAGGCACGCCCGGCACCCCACCACCCGACTGGACGATGTCCGGCACTGCTGCGGGCGTGACGCGGGAGATCATCGGCACCGGCATCGAGGCAGGCGTGCCCTTCCTGCGCGTCGCGTGGCGCGGCACCGCGTCTGTGGGTGGCAACCGGGACCTGTTCGGCACGGCGTTCATCCCCGCCGCGCCCGGCGAGGTGTTCACGACGCAGCTCTACGCGCAGATCGAGAGCGGCACGCTGCCGCGCGCGATGCAGTCGGCTCTTGCCGAATACAACAGCGGCGCCGGTGTCGGAACTGGCGCGCTGTTCCAGTTGCTGGACGGCACCATGCAGGCGCTGCCCTACACGCATCCGCCGCTGGCTCTCACCAGCAACCAGGTACGGTCAATCTTCCGCGTGTTCCTGTTCGCCGCCGACGAAATCGACTGCGTCATCCGCTACGGCTTCCCGACCCTGACCCGTGCCGCGACGCCGATCACCGACCGCGTGCCGCTTCCCACCCTCGCTGCCCGCATCAATGCCGTCCCGCAATACGGCCTGCTCGGCATGATGCTGGAGGCCAGCGCGAGTGAGGAACTGCGCCTCGCGGTGCCGGACGGCCTCTACACCGCGCAGATGGTCGGCGCGACGCCGGCCGGCGTCGTCGCGACCTATCCCCAGCCGCTGCTGGTCTCCGTTGGCGGGTCCCTGCGCGTGCAGTGGCCGGCCGCAGCCGTCGCCGACGGCGCGAACCACCTCCGATCCCTCATCCTGCGAAAGGTCGCCTGACAATGCAGCGCGTCACGCGTTCGACGGCAGTCGCCGTCCTGCCGGCGCCGCCGGCCTCGCCCGGCACGCCCGGATATTTCTCCGGCGGCGATCCCGTCGCCAACATCCCGGCCACCGTGCCGGGCTACGAGTGGTTCAACGGCGTCCAGGAAGAACTGGTCGCCATCTTCGCTCACGCCGGCCTGACGCCGAGCGCCGCCGACCTGGCGCTGCTTCGCAAGGCGGTCTCGCGCATGGCGGGGGCTGCCGTCCGAGCATTGACGGTCAACACGACGCTCACCGCCGACGATGCCGGACTGTGCACCATCGCGATCACGGCAGCCCGCACCTTCACGCTGCCACTGGCCAACAGCGCTGGTGGCCGCCCGATCCGCCTGATCTTCGCGCGCACGGACGCCACCGCTTTCGTCGCGACCATCGCCCGTGCCGGCTCCGACACGGTGAATGGCCTGACCACGGGGATCACCATCCCGGCGGGCGCGATCATCATGCTGCTCTCGGATGGGACGTCCGCGTGGCGCCTGGTGGAGAGCCGAGGGCTGGCGCAGACGGATATCTTCACCGCGTCGGGTACGGCGACGGCGCCCTGGTGGGCGCGCGCGCAGCGGGTCAAGGTGTGGGGCGGCGGCGGCGGCTCGGGCGGCTCGTTCGGCGCGAATTCGGCCAGCGGCGCGGGCGCGGGCGGTGGCTATGCCGAGGGCATCTATCCGGCGACGCCCGGCGCGACCTATGCGGTCACCGTCGCCGCCTCCGTCGTGGGCGGCCTGGCGTCCAACCCGCCCACCGCGGGCACCAATGGCCAGTCGTCGAGCTATGCCGCGCTGCTCTCCGCGACGGGTGGGCAGGGCGGGGAGGCCGGCAACGGCGGCATCGCCACGACGTCGGGCACGGGTGGCATCGGCTCCGGCGGCAATATCGCGAACTGGCAGGGTGGGCGCAGCAGCCTTGGCTTCCTGGCCGCCGCGGGCACGGTCACCGCGATGGGCGGCATGGGCGCGGGCGGTGGCGGGCAGGGCGGGCATGTGGGCGTGTCGAACGTCTCCTCCTCCGGCTCCAACGGCGTCGCGCCGGGCGGGGGTGGCGCCGGGTCCGTCAATCAGCAGAACGGGACCAACGGTGCCCGAGGCGAGATCATCGTGGAGTGGATGCCATGACCGAGACCTATGCCCGCGTCGTCGACGGCGTCGTGGTGGAAGTCATCCCGCCGCACCCGGACGGCTTCAGCCTTTCGGATCGCTTTCCGCCCGGCTTCGTCGAGACGCTGCGGGCGGCCCCGGCCGGGGTCACGCAGGGGTGGGCGTGGGATGGCCAGGCGTTCGCGCCTCCGGCCGATCCCACGCCGCCCGCGCCCGTCGTACCGGCGAGCATCACGCGCCGGCAGCTGCTGTTGGCGCTGGCGGGTGCTGGCCTGATCACCGGCGAGGAAGCCTTGGCGGCGGCCATGACGGGCGCGGTACCGGCGTCGATCGACGCGGTGTTCGCGCAGCTGCCGCCGGCCGAGGCGCTCGGCGCCCGCATCACCTGGGCGACCATGAGCGTGGCCGAGCGCGAACACCCGCTGATCGGCGCGCTGATCGCGGCCGAGATGGCGACGGCGACCGAGGTGGATGCGCTGTTCGTCGCCGGCGCGGCGATGTGACGTGACGCATCCCCGCCGGCAAGGCGGGGGCCTGGCCGTTCGAGCGGCCGAGGACCGCGAGGAGAGGGCCTCGCACGGATAAACCGCCCCGCCCGCGCCGGCCGGCGCCTGGGGCATAGCCCGTGTGAGGTTGCCTTGGAGTTACCGCCTGACCTGACCCCCTGCCGACCTGCGGCGCCGGTCGCGCCCTGGATAGGTGGGAAGCGCCGCCTGGCCGGCTTGATCATCGACCGCCTGGCCGCCATTCCGCACCAGACCTACGTCGAGCCCTTCGTCGGCATGGGCGGTGTCTTCCTCCGCCGCCCCTGGCGCGCGAAGGCGGAGGTCGTGAACGACCTGTCGCGGGACGTCGCCACCCTGTTCCGGGTGCTGCAGCGGCACTACCCGTTCTTCCTGGACATGCTGCGCTGGCGCCTCACCAGCCGGGCCGAGTTCGAACGGCTATTGGCCGAGAACCCCGACACCCTGACCGACCTGGAGCGGGCGGCTCGGTTCCTCTACCTCCAGCGTACCGCCTTTGGGGGCAAGGTCGCCTCGCGGCACTTCGGCGTGTCGCCTGGCGCTGCCGGCCGCTTCGACATCACGCGGATCGGCGTGATCCTGGAGGAGGTCCACGCCCGCCTGGCCGGCGTGGTCATCGAATGCCTGCCCTACCAGGCGCTCATCCCCCGCTACGACCGCCCGGGCACCCTGTTCTACCTCGACCCGCCCTACTGGGGGTCAGAGGGCGACTACGGCGCGGGGATGTTCGGGCAGGCGGACTTCGAGCAGTTGGCGGAGCTGCTGGCCGGCATCCAGGGGCGGTTCGTGCTGTCCCTGAATGACCATCCCGGTGTGCGGACGGTGTTCGGCCGGTTCGAGATGGAGGTGGTGGAGACCAACTATTCGATCGCCGGTGCCGCGGGGTCGGGGCGGGGGAAGGTCCGGGAGGTCCTCATCTCAGGCCCCTCTAAAAGGGCTCTGAGGCGGCGCTAAAGAGGGCTTTCGGCTGACCGCCAAAGGGGTCCGGAACCATGTGGCAGGAATTCCGGAACGTTGTGGCACGCTACAGC